TCGGCGGATGATCTGCCCGATGCAGATTTTATAACATACGGATTTCCATGCCAGGACTTGAGCGTGGCCGGTAAAAGAGAGGGATTAGATGGAAAACGATCAGGATTATTCTATGAAGCAACTAGACTTATTCGGGAACTGCGATCCCGAGGATGCGGGTTACGCTTTGCGGTGGCAGAAAATGTCGGTGGATTGCTCTCCGCAGACGATGGTGTCGCACTTGCAAGGTGCATCCGAGAGCTACTCGACAGCGGGGCTTGTGAGACAGGATATGTCGTTCTCGACAGCCAATATTTCGGTGTGGCGCAAAGACGGAAGCGCGTGTTCATTGTCTCAGATTTTGGAGGCGAATCCTGCGACCAAATACTCGCTATCACCGAGAGCCTGCCAGGGCATCCTGCGCCGAGCCGAGAAGCGGGGAAAGGAACTGCCGGAGATGCTACAGAAAGCGTTGGAGAGGGTGGCCGAGGCTACCGAATGACCGCATTTGGAGAATATCAAGATGACGATACTGCAAGTTGCATGAAGTCTAGAGACTATAAGGATGCAACCGATTTAATCGC